TGACTGACAGATATCCTCGACATACTCTGGTCAAACTGACTGGAAACATTGCCAGAATCTGTACGCAGGTACGCCTCAATAATATCTTGTACCTTGGGATCTAGGGTGTAGCTGTTCGTGCCCGGCGTAAGTACCTGAGATCCTTCCTTTACTGTCCACAAGTTGAGGCCAAGGTTCTGCCACTCAAGCATGAGGAGATCGATGCTTCGCCGGGCCGTGCGGTAGTCGTAGCCGCTCCGAGCCTCCAGACCGGCACGCTCAAACGCTTCCTCGATGGCTTCGCCAAGATCAAGGTTGAACGTATAGGTGCCGCTGGTGGTCATTAGCAAACCCGTCCTTTGGTCTTGCCACGGGTTGCCTTGCCATCAATGGGGCGCTTGCGGGAAGTCATACCGCCGCCAGCCATCATCATGGGCTTTTGGGCAGCTCGACCAGCAAGAAGGTTTTTCTTTGCAGCATCAAGCTCTGCCATCCTTGCTGCCTCTTCTTTTTCTCGATCTCCTGCCCCCGGAATTTTATCTTTCACCATGCCCCGAGTAGTCGGATTAAGAAGCAATGCCTTGCCTAGAAGTGTATCGCCAAGCCCCTTTACCCCGTCCGTAGCCATCGCATAGGCCGGGCTAAACATCTTAAGGGTGCTTTTAAAGTCGTCTTTGTATTTAGCCATTTTTCTTCCTCTTCTTCTTCATGCCTGCCTCGGACATGGCAATGGCAATCGCTTGATCCCGGCTCTTAACCTTTCGGCCTGAGCCACCAGATTTGAGGGTGCCTTCTTTGAACTCTTTCATGACCTTCTTCACCTTGGCCTGCTTCTTGCCTTTGGAGGCCGGGGCGTTCTTGGTCTGCTTGCCTGCTTGCGCTCGTGAGATAGCCATCAGCTCTTCCCAAACTTCTGCTTTTGAGATTTCGGAGGAGACTTCTTAGAGCCTCCCTTACCTGCCCAAAAAACCTTATCTGCCCAATAGGCGGCAGAGGTCTTGCCCTTCTTGATGTTTTTGCCATGGCGCGCCTTGAAGTTCTTCCGTGCTTCCTCGGAGTAATTGTGCCCCATGCTCTGGTCACCGAAGCGGATGATCTTCATCTTGCCATCGTCCCGCACCGCAACCACCCCCTTCTTGCTCGGGTGGTTCGGGGTCCGCTTGGGCTTATTCAGGCCGGTCAGGCCAGCCTTCTTTAATCGATTTTTCTCTGCGTCGGTCAGGCTCATCGTCTATGCCTCGCCGTCTTCTTGGCAATCTTCTCGGGCTGCTTGCTGTGCTGCTTGCCCCTCTTCGTGTCCTCGCGCTTCTTGGCGGAGGTGGCCGCATACTCCTTATCGGACAGGGCTTCCCGGGCCTTCTTGGGCAGGTAGCGCTCTCCGGTGGCCTTCTTGCCCTGGGTGGAGGGTTTGCCAGACTTGGTGCCCCACTCCTCCTTGGTCCACTTCTTGAGGCTCTTCTGCGGCTTTTTGAGCGCCATCAGTCCCGGTAGCCTCCGCCCTGGTCTTTGTATTCCTTGGCGAGCATCTGGGCCTTCCTCGCGCTCCACTGCCCTGGCTTACCGCCCTTGCTCCCGGCTTTGATCTTCTCAAAGATCCGTTTGCGAAGCGCGGGTTTCGTATAGTTCCCCGCCTCGTTGACACGAGACTTGGTCTTCTTGGCGGGGGCTTTTTTCTTTGCGGTCACAACCACTTACTCGTAAAACACATCAGCTTCAGACAAGTTGCTCATGAGAAAATACGTCCCGAGCTTTGTCTGAAAGCCGCTGTTGGGCAGCTCAAAGACGTTGGCAAAAACATCGTTTGCCGAAATGGTTTTACACATCAGCCAGCGCTTTGGCTTTGGCTGCGTGGCTCCGCTGTTTGCGACGTAGTTGCACGCAGGGGTGTTTGTGATCGTATCTTCGTTCAGCATGGTGATCGTGAACGTGTTGGTCGCAGTCACGGTAATGGGGTAGTTGCCGGACGTTGCCGTACCCCCGGTCCCCGTTGCGAAGCAAATCCCAACCACATCCCCGGTGGACAGCCCGTGGTCCGTTTTGGTAACGGTCACCGTCGTTCCAGACTGCGCATACGTCCCGGCCACGGGGGCCGTGTCGGTGTCGTAAATCGTCAGCTTGCCTTCGTTGGCCGTGCCAGTTAACGACACCAGCTTTAGTCTGTTGGGACCAAGCAGTACAAAGCCCGACTCCCGGCGGCTGACCTGCCTGATTTGAGACAAACTATCCATCAACCTGTTCCTCTTCTGATGGGGCTTGATCCAACTGGGCCAAAAGGAAATCCAGCATCCCAATGGCCCCGTTGGCCTCATGGAGCATCTGAACGTATTTGTCCCTCTGCTCCACCGCCTGAGACTTCAGGCGCTCCAATCCTTCTTTGTCCAACATTAGGCAGTGACTTCGCTCGTATAAAGGATCATGTAGTAATCAGTTCCCGCTACCCGAACTTTAAGGGAGCCGCCCACCGTCGCAGGTGCCGTGCTTCCGGTTTGGAACACATGACCCGTCCCGGCAGTCACGCCAGCAAGGTTGAACAGGCGGACGTTGTCGTCAATCGTCGCAACATCTGCGCCTTGGGTAGAGATATGGATGAACGAGGTCAGGGTGCCCGTGTCGGCGCCGGTCGGAGCGTTCAGCTCAATCTCAAGCGGAGCGTAGGTGCCGCCGTCGGTGCCAGCGGACAGGGTCATTTCTGCCACAAAGGCAGAACCCAGGCCGGTGGTTTTGCCGGAGGCGCCGTAAACGGCGATGGCCTTGAGGGCGTTGGAGTAGCTGCCGAGGGCGGCGTCAGCGTTGAGCTGGAAGCGCGCACGGCCAGCCAGACCGCCAGCACCCGTCATGGTGTTTTCCATCACGATGGGTTCGACGTTAGACCCGCCAGTCGAAGCGCTGGAGTAGGTCAGGTCGATAGCGCCATCAGAGCCGATATCGAGAGAGGTCGTCACGGTGCCACTGGTGGCATCCTTGGTGATGACTTCAAAGCCGTTTTCAGACCGAACCGGCCCATTAAAAGTCGTATTAGCCATGAGTTTCTCCTGTCTTGGCTAGTGTCAGCAAAATGCTGTCAGAAGAAAAAGGGGGGCCGAAGCCCCCCTCTATACTGCACTATCAGCTCGATCCAGGCGAGCCATAAATCCCAAGAGGATCGCTGACGCCGAAAGAATAGCGCTCGCGGCTCTTGTACCGGACGTTGCCGGTGTCGAAGTCACCATCCATGGACGTTTCCAGCGGAGTACGCTGGAAGTGCTTCATGCCATTCGGAACATCAGTGATGAGGAAGAAGGCATTGTTGTCCGTGAGATAGTGGTTGACTGCGTAACCCTCAGGGATCGCACCCATGTTGCGGATCGCGTTGATATCGTTATCCGCCGTGCCGACGCGCTGAGTGGTTTCCAGCAGGCGATCTGCCGTAAACATCAGAGCCGGGGGCACGATGAGGCGACGAGGCCGGGCAGCAATCAGCAGACCACGCTCGTCGGTGAAGGCAGCGATATCGATGATCGCGTTCTCCAGGGACGTTTCGTTGAGGTCTGCACCAACAACCGGGCGGTTGTTGTTCTTGCCACCGTTCACCAGCGGGTGACCGTCACCGCCCGTAACCCCATCACCAGAAGCGGTGAAGAGGTTAACGCCATCCCCAGACTGGAAAGAGTTGGAGAAGCCGTTGTTGAGCGGGAAAGCAGCCTTGACCTGCTTGGTGTACGCCATGGCGCGAGCAAGGGCCTTGGTGTAGCGAGCGGAAAGAGAATCGTAAAGATTGTCCTCCATCGCTTCCTCGGTGATCGAGAAACCCATTGCAATCGTTTCATGGTTGTAGCGAGCCGTGAAGGACTCCTGTGCCGCGTCGTAGCTGATGGCAGCGCCTTCCGCTTTCACGGGGGCAGCACCAAAGCCAGACAGCTTCACTTCTTCCTCAAAGGACCGCTCGGACGACTCAGTTTCGTAGATAAGCTCATGCTCATCTTCGTACTTGTCGTACTCCAAACCGAAAAGCGCGTTAAGCCCCGGCAGGAGTTCCTTCAGCATTTGTGCGCGTGAAATAGCCATTGCTTAGGCCTCCTAATTAAACGCCAAGGGCCGTATCGTAGGCATGGCTTCCAGGCAGCCAAGTCACAATACAGTCGGTGTAAGCATCACCAACAGCACTGCTAGGGCCGTCTACGAAGTCTACGATTCGGAGCGGGAAGGTATTGGTGGTCGCAATAGAGCTTGCATCAAGCGCATTGCGGCTCCGACCAATGCTCGTCGATCCAGCGGTGCTGATCGCTTGGACGTTGTTACCAAGGCCCGTCTGGGCAATGGAACCGTCGCCCTGCATGCGGAACAGCAGACGAGGATCATCAACGACGTAAGCCACAATATCATCCGCAGCGGTGGACGCCGGGAAGTACTGGGAGAACGTCTTCTGGTTGGTGGTCGGGTCGGTGAACGCACAGCCAACGAAAATGCCGACAGTACCTGCCACAACGGCGGTGGTGACTGCAGCCTTCTCAAGCGTACCCGTGCTGACCAGCTTAACGAAGTCGCCGTAGAAGATAGCCGTCGCGTAAGCATTGGCGATCTTAATATGGCGCACCTTGCCCGTGAACGAGCCGCTGGCGCTTAGGGTATCAGTGGGTTCCGCCCCGCTAGGGGTTGCTGAAGTAGCCATTGATATGCTCCTTATTTATGGGATTTGGGAATCATTTCTTCCCAAAGGTTGTCCGCGTGCTTCGCTCGGGCCTGAGCAGAGGCATACGCGGATCATTCTCCCGCAAGAAGCCGTTGTCAACGGACTGCATTTGGTTAGCCGCAACTTGAAGGTAGTGCCGATTCCGAGCTTCCATTTTCTCTTTGGGAGCCTTGCACAGCAGCAACCCGCCAACCTCGATGTTCCCATCAAACTTCGACCCAATGTCGGAGCGAAGCTTAAGCTCAGGATAGTCCTCTGCTTTACAGGGTTCCCATCCTTCTCGGAACATGCGGGATACGTTGGTGTTGTCCGACTGACCTACAATGGAGGTCCGAATCCAACGGTGAACCCAGCCATCCCTGGGAGTCGGGTTGGGCAAAATAGATGCCGGTACCCAGCTATCGGATGGCCGCGCTTCATCCTCTCGCGTTTCACTTTCTCGGGGGGTGCGCTCGACTGCCATCATCCTTTCTCCTTCAAGAGCTGATCGGCATACTGCTTATTGGTTAACCCAAGACGCTTGGCGAGAGCGACCTGAGTGGACGTTAGCTGCACTTTGCGCGGTTTGGCACCGTTGCTCCTACCGGAGGGTGCCACCACCGACGAGGGTCTCGATCCGGTCGTCGCAGTTGCGGTACGTCCATTAGTCCGCTCATCCGACCAGTCGTGTTCCGGGAAAGCCGCACGCATGCGGTTATCGATGTAGTCAAAGTAATCAGGCGAGTTGGGCTGAATCCCTTTGCGGATCGCAGCCTCATGCGAACCGTAGGCCAGGGCGGTCATCTCTTCATAACCTTGCCGCATGAACCACTGGTTCTTCTCTGCCCAGGCCTGTGCCTCGGGGCTGACCTGGGGTTGAACTTGCTGCTGCTGTGCCACACTGAGAGCCGCCTGACGGGCGATCTCTTGGCGACGTAGCTCCTCCTGTTGCGCCTTGTACTGCTGGGCGTTTTGGGAGTAAGAGGACCGATACTTCTCGGCCTCGGCAAGCTCTGCCTGAGCGCGATACAGCTTGTCCTGGGACTCAAGAATGCTGTCCGTGTCGCCCTCTTCGTAGGCTTTCCGGTAGGCTTCCTTGGCTTGATTCAGGGAGAGCTGCGCTCGCTCCCGAACCTGCTCGATCAGGGCTTGCTCGCCCCGGGATACGAGAGATTCGTACTCCTTGTTTTTGTTGGCGAGCTGCTGGGCTGCACGAACCGCTTCCTCGCGCATCCGCTCTGCAGCTTCACGCTGACGGCGCTCCTCATGAAACTCGTACTTGAGCTTGTTTAGCCGCTTCTGAACCTTCTCAGAATACTGGCCTAGCTCATCGTCATCGAGGTCGTCGTCATTGGACTTGGCCTTGGGAGAACGCTGGTCCTCAGGGGGGCGGTCGTCAATGATCTCGACATCAGAGTCCTCGTCTTCGATCTTGGGCTTCTTCTTTTCAAAGGTAGCCTTAACGCCGAAGAACTTGTCCTCTGCCGAGGCGCCGTCGTCTAGGTACTGCTCTTTAGCTTCCATCATGCCTTAACAATCCCCCGTGGATCTTCGACCACAGCCTCAACGCTGTCGTCGTTGATTAAGCGGAACTCCTTGCCATGCACCTTGAACCGGGTGCCTGAGTAGCTCCGCATGAGAATCCAGTCGCCCTGCTTGCACAGGGGACCAGAGGGGAATCTGCTAGGGTCTTTATAGCAGTCTGGCCCTAGTTCAAGGACCATCCCTACGATAGACCCGATCTCCTCTTCGTGAAGGGCCTTGGACGACTTGATGATGCCGCCTTCGTACGCCTTCTCGGGATCGGGCAGTGCAATAAGCACCTTATACCCCCGGGGTGAGGGTAATTGTCGGGCCTTCTTTCGGTCATCATCGACCGTATCTGCAATGAGCTGCTCTGCTTCGCTCATAGTCTCCTCGCATCAGGATAACGCCTGAAGTCGCTTGCACTAGGAAAGGCGCCTAGAGTCGCCGCACCGAGTAATAGCGCTCGGTGTCGCTATGCCTCCTCGTACTTGGCCCGAAGATCCAGAAGATCTCGCTCGGCCCAAGCTAATCCTTGAATGATCCCGCAGCACTTCTGGTAATCCCCGAAGTCCTTGCAAGCACCGCCGCTCAAATGATCAGCGATTTCATTCATTTGCGTCCTGATATTTGACCGCAAATAATCAAGTATGTCTAGTTCTGTGGTCAACGACCCATGACCTCTTTAGCAATTTGCACGCCTAATTTTGCACCTGACACTTGATCTTGTGAAGCAATTCTTGCTCTTTCAAGTTCTTCTTGCGTGTTATTTTCTGCAATCTTGGCGCCGAGCTTGGCGGTCTCAAGCCGTTCCTGCTGATCCAGGCGCTGCTGATCGAGCTGAGCCTTTGCCATGGCCTTCTGCATGTCGAGCTGGATGCGCGCCATGTCGGCTTCAGCCTTGCGCTGGATGTCCTGCTGCTTGAGCTGAAGCTCTTGCATCTGCATCTGCAGGATCGGGTCTTGCATCTGCTTCTGATTCTGCTCCATCTGCTGCTGCTGCTGCGCTTTGCCGGTAACCTGGGCTGCTGCCGGGCCAGCAAGGCGCGAGATCCGCAGTTCGATGTCTTCAGGCAGCGGCTCGTTGGGCGGAGGCAGCTCCACACCCAGCTCGCGCTCCACTTGATCGCGGAACTGGAAGGCAACGTGTTCCTGAACATGGGCTGCCAGCTCTGCCATGGCCTTCTGGGCGTTCGGACTCTTGCCCATAACCTCCATGATCTTCGGATTCTGCAGCATGGACATGTGAACTTGGATGTGGGCCTCGTGATCCTGATACAGGAACGCTTTGACCGGCTTTCCGTTGATGATGTCCATGTTTTCGCTGACCGGATCGGTCGGTTTCATGTCCCGCTTGGTGGGAACGATCTTGTCTGCGTCCCGAATGCCCAAAATATCCAGCATCTGCCGGTGAAGCAGGGGCATGTCGTACATTTCCGGGGCCTGGGCGGCCAGTTGCAGCGCAGCTTGGTACTGCATGATGCGCTGGGCCATGGTTCCAGAGTTCGGATCGCTCACCGGGATGATATCTACCCGGTCATCGAAGTCCTCAGAGACAATCGGCTCGCCTTCAAGCACATAAGGGTACTGTTCGGGGCCGAAATCGCGCACCAACCGGCTCAAAATGCGCAATTCCACCCGCATTGAGGCGTGAAGCCGGGCCTGAACCGCGCTCATCACCTTCATGGAGCGCTCAAGGATCGCCAAAGTGGTGCCGACAGGGGCCTCTGCGTTCATGTCAGCGGCTTTTACGTCCGCTGCCGACGCAAATCGGCGGCCTTCTTCAACGATCTGCCCCATTAACTGGTACAGGACGTTGCTCGGCTCCTTGTAGGGCAGGAATGCGATGTTGTCTTTGATCGCTCCGCCCGGAATATCCACATCTCGGAACTCACCGGGCATGATTGGGGTGTCATCACCCTTGATCTTGAGGCCTCGGGACTTCAAACCACCCGGCAAATTGCTCAGGGTGCCCGCATCAACGAGCTGGCGGAGCAGTGAAGTGGCGGATTTCGCCAATCCACCGATCATGTGGATCAGTCCGAAGCCGTAAAACCCCAGTCCGGGCATGTATTGGTAGTGGACGAAGTGTTCCCGCTTGATTTTCCGGGGGTCATCCTCATACCAGTTGCGCCGGATGGACAAAATGGTCCGGGACGAGAGGTCAATGGACACCACATAGGGCAGTTGGATGCCCGTAGGCTCGCCTTCATAGGTGTCTTCAAAGCCCGGGAGGTCCAGATCCACCATCATTTCAAGGAGGGTGTGCCGGGAATCGTAGTCATAGCTGACCGAATCGCCGGTCAACTCGCCATATTTGCGCTCCACATCATCGTAATCAGGGGCTGCCGGGGGTAGATCAATGTCTCGATAGAACCCAGAGACCTGTAACTTCCTGATTTCATTGGAGCTTTTCTTCATCACATGCGTTGCACGCTCGCATGTGTTCAGATCCGAGGCCCCGTAGCTGACCACAAAGTCCTCTGCCGGGACGAACATGCTGCAAGGACGGCCCAGGGTGGGGTCGTAATAGATCTTGCGGAACGCGCTACCTGCCAGAGGAAGAGAGAAGAGCATCCGCTCGGTCTCGGAGCGGTACTCGGTCATCTTCTCGGTGAGCAGGTAGTTCAGGTAATCCTGCACCCTGTGAGCCTGCTTCTCCTTGTCTGTGTCGATCTTTCCAACCACAGAGGTCTTGACCGGGCCTGCCGCAGGGAACAGCTCCTGAATGGCCTGAGACTGGAAGCGAATGACCGATTCAGTCAGTAGCGGGTGGAACACACCGCAGGCGCCGTCCCAGGGGGTGGTGCGGTCCTCATGCTTAAGGCCCAGCAGCTCCAAGCCCTTGATGTAGGAACGCTCCCAATCGGCCCGGCTTTCTTTGTCAGAGCGGTAATTGCCGACCAGCTCCGAGGCAATAGCGTCGAGATCGCCTTCATCGATGAACTCAGCGAGGTTGTCATCATGGTTGACCATGTTGACTTCCGCCATGTCCGGGTCGAAATCGATGATCACCCCGCCATCGGGGGTCTGGAGAGACACCTCCTCGGGGTCAACGATCTCGATCTCGATGCCTTCTTCCCCTTCTCCAAGGAGCGGGTCCGAGTCCAGAATGGCGCGATCAATAGCCATTTAGCCGTTCTTCGTGAAGGTCTGAGGACGGGCTGCGCCAGAACCGCGAACACCGCCGCGAGCTGCGCCCTTCGTCTTGCCACCGGCTGCCATCATCTTGGTGGTCATGCGGGTGCCGCTGGGCATCATGCCGCCCTGCTTAGCCATGAAGAAGGGAACCTTCTCGCCGTCCTTCTCGACCATCTTGAGCTTGCCGCCAGCGGCCATGCCTTTGGTTTTGCCGCCGCGCATGTAGCCTTTGGTCTTGCCGCCCTTCATGTAGCCCTTAGTCTTTTTCATCACGCTGCTCCGCGTAGAGATTGTCGAACACTTGGTTCACATCCAAGGTGTAATCCAAGTCACTCTTGCTGTAATGAATGTGCTGAGAGGGCCTGAAATCCGGTGCGCCCTCGCCGGTCTCCCACCATGCGGGATGGGTGACTCGCACCCTGTTATTCGGCAACGCTACTATGTTTCCTGTCCAGCGGCCAGCATCGAGCAACTCTAACACATGGGACTGCTTGTGCTGGGCCGGGTCATCACCGATCTCAGAATCAGTGTAATCCACGGTGAAGTAGTACTTTGCCGGGTAGAACTTCCCGTCGATCTTGGCAAGCCAGGGGCAGGGCTGGCATCGATCAAGGACATAGACCGCGTGAGTCCTCGATGCGCAGTCCCAAGGCTGGGCTGCCCAGGCTGGCATGGGTTCAGGCCACTCCTCCAGCGGGGTATCCCCTACCAGAGCGGTTAGAGGCATCCGCGCCCACATGGCACCGCCATGCACATTCGGCTCATCCGAGTCGTAAGTCTCTGCCCCGGTGAAGATCACCTGAAAGCTCAAAGTTCGTGCCGGGATGGTGGTCACTGCAATCGCCATCGCATGGAGGAACTCTCCATGATATTTCAGATGGTTATGAGTATATTCCCGGCGGACCCAGCATTTGAAATGCGGGATGTTGCTTTGGAGAAACCCCATCAGTAGTACTCTGCTCGTTGATGCACGAGGGGTTCATCCTCCTCGTCCGTGTGGAGTCGAAGGAACCCGCCTTGCCTAAAGCGGAGTAATGCTTGGGTGGAAGAGTCCACCAAGTCGTCATGCTCCCCAGCAGGGAAGGAAGCAAACTCCTCGATGACCTCCTCCGCAAACCGAGTTGCCGGTGCCCAGACCGTGCCTGAGGCGAAGAGATCCGCCACGGCATTCACCCGGGCGATCTTGTCGTTGCCCCGGGACGGGGTGTACTCGGACACCGGGATGCCCATGGCGCGAAGCTCAAAGATCAGGGGCGTCCCTGCGGCCTTGGCTTCCACAATGAAGGCATCGGGCTGCCAATCAGCCCAGTGTTCGTAAGCCTTCTTTTTCAGCTCGGGGAACTCAAGGCGCTCCTTATAGGCATCCAAGAGGATGATATTGGGTTGCGCCCGGCCATCATCATCGGGGTGGTAGAACACACCCCAGGTGGTGCAGGCCGAGAAGTCCGAGCGTTGAGTCTTCAGGAACGCGGTGTCCCAGGACTGGATAATGAACTCACACGGCGGGGGTACGTCTTTTTCCCACTCGCGCCACCATTCTCGCTTAACGAGGGCGCCCTCTTCTGAAGTGGGGTTCTGCTGATACTGGGCATTCCATTTCGGAGCAGGGAGTTCGTTCCTCAGGGCCTCAAGCTCTGCCTTGGGCCAGAACTGGGGCCAGAGAGGCTCCCCTGAAGGCATGATCGCCGGGAACTCGATCACCTCCCATTCATCAGATCCCTGCCGCTGGAGAGAGGACTTGAGGATCTGGCCTGTCAAATCTCGTTTGTGCCATCGAGTGTTGTGGCTGACGACACCGTTGGCAATGAAGTTTTCCGTGCGGTCAACTTCTACGTCGAAGACCTCTTCTTCCCCGTCGGGGGTGATCTCCACAATTCGATCAACTGTGAAGGTCGAGATAGGCTGCCGCTCTGCGAAGCGTTTCCGGGCTTTTCCCGTACCCGACTGCAAGGTTGCAATCGTTGCAGAGGAGGCCCCGTACC